GTAATGAAATCAGAAAAAGGAACTCATATAGATTCAAAAGGAGAGGAAGTTCCTGTAAGAGTATTACAAGATGTTAAAGTATGGGAGGTTTCTCCTGTATTAGTAGGAGCACAACAGAATAGCTTTGTACAAGCTCTTAAATCTGGATTAGAGCCTTATGATGATTTTGATACAGAGTTTGAGGAAGTAAAAGAACAAGTAGGCACAGATGAATACACAACTATGCAAGAAGCTGCTGATAGAGCAAAAGAAATAGGCTGTGAGGGAACTCATACTCATGAAAAAGAGGATGGCACTATGATTTATATGCCCTGTGCTACACATAATGAGTATGTAAATGCAGAAAAACAATACAAGAAAAAATGCACTTATGATAAAGATGGCAAGTGCATGAAAGATAAAAAGGTTTCAAGTGAAACTGATACAGGTATCAGTAATTCATCCCAACAGGGTATGAGGCTTGGAGAACAAGCTGTAGCTTCTCTTGAGGAGCTTAAGGCATTTACAGAGAGGATTGAGGATCTTGCTTCCTTAAAAAACTCTGAAAAAAAGACACTTAGCCAAAAATCTACAGAGATGGTATCTAAATACTTATCTGGACTAAATGCAATTTATATTAAGTTGGATGATGTCTTAGCTGAGTATGGATATGATCCTGTTAAAGATAATGAGCTATTTATTGATGTTCAAAAGAACATTATGAAAAATAATTAATAGGAGAAAATAATGGCAACATTAAAAGAAATGAGAGCTGAAAAAGCTCTTAAATCTGAGGAACTTGCTAGGATTTTTGATTCTGTTAAGGATATGTCTGAACTTTCATCAGATCAAAAAGAGGAAATCAAAAAAAGAAATGATGAATTAGCTTCTTTAGGAGAAAAGATTACTGAATTACAGGATCTTGAATCTGTTAAGAATGCTAACAATAATGATATGGAAGCATCTAAAAAAGTTTCTGGAATGCCTGTATATGGAGAGCCAGAAGTAGATGAGCCAAAATCACTTGGACAACAATTCTTAGAATCAAAGGCTTATAGTTCCTTTGTGGATCATGGTATTAAAAATATCCCTATGGAAACTAAAACAACAGTTACAACTTCTGTATGGACTAGAGATACCATCTATCAACAGGTTATTCCTGCAATAGAGCCAGATCCAAATCCTGTATTAGATCTAGTAGATAGTATTAATACAGACCAAACAACTTACTATTACCTTAGAGAAACAGCAACAAATAATGCTGCTGAAAAAGCTGAGGGAACAGCTGCTCCAGAGGATGCATTTAGCTATTCAGCTATAACTGCTCCTGTTGCAAAATTCATCACAACTTTGCCTATTACAGCAGAGTTGCTTGAGGATCAAGCAGGTGCTAGAGCATACTTTGATGGTAGATTAGCTAATCATGTACTTCAAAGACTTGAAAAACAGTTTATTGGAGGAAATGGTACAGCTCCTAACATACAGGGTGTATTAGGAACTACAGGTGTAAATCAAGTTCAATATACATCAACAGCTTTCCCTGCAAATGTAGGTGGTAAATTAAGAGCAATCCTAGAGGGAATCAAAGACATTGAGGAAAATGGAAAACTTTTCCCTGATGCTATGGTTATGTCACCAGGTGCATATGAAGCATTAGCAGGACAAGTTGATGGAAACAACAACTTCATGCTAGGTGCTGCTGCACAAGCTGGTAGCCCAACTATCTGGGGTGTTCCTGTTGTGAAATCATCACAAATTGGAACTGCTGTTAGCCAAAATGCTGATGTTCTCATTGGTAAATTTGGTGGTGGATTAGCTGCTAACCATGTCTTTAGGAGAGGAATGGAATTACAAATTTCTGATTCTGCTGCTGATGGAGACTTTGGTAAGGACATCCTTACTGTTAAGGCTTCATTAAGATATGCTAGTGCTATTTATAAGCCACAAGCATTCTCAAAAGTTGAGGGTATAGAATAAATTAAATTATGAATGAGCAGAGCCAGAGATTAGTAATGACTACTAATGTTATAGGCTCTGCTTTTCATACAGGAGAAAATATGAAAGTAGTAAAAAAAGAAAGTGAAATGATCTGGAAATGCAATAGAACTAAAAAATTTGCACAGGGAGCAAAATCTCCTTTTGTAAGTAGTGTTCTAGTAGCAGGTATGGGAGATCCTATTCCAGATGTTAAACTTGAAAAAAAAGCAGTTAAAAAAGTAGAAAATAAAGCTGTTAAGCCATCAGAAAATAAGTAATCAAAGGAGTTAGATATTGAGCCATCAATATGTAGATAAAGCAACATTAAAGACTTGGATGGGCTTATCTGGATCAACACAAGATAGTAATTTAGATGTAGCATTAGATGCTGCTTCTGCTGCTATTGACTCCTATTGTGGTAGGCAATTTACTATATCTGCTGCAGTAGAAACTAGATTGTATGATTGTGAGTTTATGGATTATGCAGATGTTGATGATATTGCTACAACAACAGGGCTTGTAGTAAAAACACTTAATGCTGATGGCTCTGTAGCAGAAACATTAACACTTAACACAGATTATTATTTAGCTCCTTATAATGCAGATAAAGTAGATCCTATATTGCCATTTACTAAAATAATTATGGCTATAGAGAAATCAGGTAAAGTATTACCTACAGAACATAGACAGGGTTTATCAATTACAGCTAAGTTTGGTAGCCCAATACAAGAGGGATCAAATGCTGTTCCTGCTGCAGTTATACAAGCAACACTAATACAAGCATCAAGATACTTTCAGAGAAAAAATAGCCCAATGGGTTTTTCTGGTAATCCAGAAACAGGACAACCTGCTGTGGTATTTTTATCAGAACTAGATCCAGATGTTAAGAATTTAATTAAGCCATTTAAGAAAACAACAATTACTCTTGCATCAGGCAGACCATATGTTGGGCTTACTGCTATCAATACTAATAGACAGTATGACAGATGAAGCTAACACTAAATGGAGCTTTAGATTTAAGTAGATCTATAAATTCACAAACTATCTGGAATAAAAGAAGTAATGACTTCTTTAACAATTTAGCTAAAGAACTTAAAGATGATTCTTTAAATGCACTAGAAAAAAAGCCATCTCCTAGATCTCAAGCAGGTAGAGGCAACAAAAACACAGGTAAGACTAGGAGATCTGTATTTACAGCTAAGTTAGGTAATACAAATAGGCTAAGGATGTCTGAGGGCTTTAAATTAGCTACAGATCTTAATTATGCTCCTTTTATTCATGGTAAGCCAATATATAGAGGATTTAGCCCAATAAAGAGAACAAGACCATTCTTTCCTCCATATCATGAGGGATCAAGTCTTGCTAAATGGGCTAAGAGAGGACAGCCTAAAATGAATCCTTTTCTTGTTGCTAGAGCAATATCTAAGAGAGGTTTAAAGATGAAGCCATTTATAGGTGGTGTAGTCTATGAAAAACAGAAAGAGATTAAAGAGGGTGCAGAGGATATGTTAAGATTAATAGCAAAAGATATAGCTAGGAGTGTTAGATAATGGCTTTATTAACAAGCATAAGAGATGGCTTAAAAACAAGATTAGAAACAATATCTGGACTTACAGCAAGTGAGTTTGTTCCAGATTATATAGTACCTCCAATAGCACTTGTAGCTCCTTTAAATTCTCTTAACTATGATTCAACAATGGCTAGAGGTGCAGATACTTATGAAATACCAATAGTAGTTTATATATCAAGAATAGATGCTCAAACTTCACAAGATGAGGTAGATGCTTTCTTAGCTTCATCAGGAGCTACATCAATAAAAGCTGCTATTGAGGGAGATCCAACTTTGGGAGGTGCAGCAATGTCTGTTAGAGTAATAAGTGCAACTGATTATGGAGAATATGAAGTAACACAGGGTACAAGCTATCTTGGTGTAACATTCAATGTAGAGGTAATAGCATGAAAGTAAAAATATTAATTGGAAGTGATTTTCCAATAAACAAAAAAGAAGTAAGAGCTGAGGCAGGAGAAGTTTTAGAATTGCCTGATAAAGTGGCTAAAGCATTAATTAAGAATAATGCAGCAGTAAAGTTTGATAGTAAAATGATGAAAGAGGAGGAGGAATAGTAGATGCCTACATTTTCACATGGTAAAGATGCAGTAGTTTTATTAGATAACACTAATCTTTCAACAACATTAACAGATGCCTCCTTATCACTTACAGCTGATGTAGCAGAAACTTCTACATTTTCTAGCTCAAGTAAAACTTATGTAGCAGGATTGAAAGATGGCACAGCTACTCTTTCTGGTTATTTTGAAAGTTCTAGCCCTGATGCAGATGCTGAGTATTTAGCTCAGTTAGGAGGCACAGGGGCAGCATTCTCTATTGCCCCAATAGGTTATACCAGAGGGAATGCTGTATCTTTTGGCACTACATTAGAAACATCTTATGATAGATCAGCAGATGTAGGATCAGTTGTTGCAGTAGCAGTAGCATTTCAATTTAGTGGAGATGCTCATAATGGTAAGTCTTTACTTACTCCAACTGCTGTAACAAGTTCAAGTAATCAAACATCAGTAGATTTTGGAGCTGCAGGTACAAATGGTGGTGCAGGAGTTCTGCATTGTACAGTAAGTAGTGGTAGCCCAACATTAGATGTTAAAATACAAACAAGTGCTGATAATGCTTCTTTTTCTGATTATATTACATTTACTCAGGCAACAGGAACAACATCAGAACTAAAAACAAGTGCAAGTAATCCTGCAAGATATGCAAGAGCAGTTCTTACCTTTGGTGGATCTGGTAGCATAACAGCAGCAGTAGGATTTGCACAGGGATAAATTAAGGAAATAGGAGAAAGATAAATGCCAACATTTACACATGGAAAGAGTGCAGCTTTTAAAATTGATGACTCTGGAGGAACATTAAGAGATATTTCTAATGTTTTAACAGATGTTGCTGTTTCAAGATCTGCAGATGTAGCAGAGGTTTCAGCATTCTCTAATAGTTCTAAGGCTTATGTAGCAGGACTAAAGGATGCAACAATAACAATCTCTGGATCTTTTGATGCAACTGTTGATGGTTACCTTAAAGGAATACTAGGTGCTTCAGGATCTTTTGAGTTCTATCCAATAGGAACTACAGGAGGAAATCCTAAGGCTTCTGGAGAATGTATCATGACTAGTTATGATAGAACTCCAGATGTAGGAGGAGCTGTTACTTTTAGTGCAGCTTTTCAAGTTTCTGGAGATGTAACTGAGGGAACTGCTTAAAATAATACTTAAGTAATTCACAACAGAAAGAGGTTATCATGAAAAGACTTAGCTTAGATGATATATCTAATGCTCCATCTTTACCAGAGAAAGAAATTGAGATACCTGAATGGGATGCAACTGTTTTAGTTACAGGCTTAACTAAAGCAGATGCAGTAGAAATCAATGAATTATCTGAGAAAGAGGGAGTAAGAGATGAAGTCTTGTTTGAGAAACACCTTTTGCTCAAAGGGTTAAAAGATCCACAATTTGATGATTTAGATCAGGTTGAGGAGTTCTATAGTAAAGCTACTCCATCTATAGTAGATAAAGTTCTTATAGGGATTTATAGGTGTATGGCTTGGACTAAGGAGGATCAGGCTTCAATAGCCTCTGAGTTTCCAGAATAATACAGAGTTGGCTTTTGAATTTAGACTAGCTTTAGATTTAGGAATGACAGTTGATGCTCTTAGAAAAAATATGAGTATGCAAGAATATGAGTCTTGGAAGTTATACTACATAGATAGAAGTAAAAAAGAGCAGAAAGCTAGAACTGAGGCTAATGCTAGGGCAAAACTGAGGAGATAATGGCAAGAGCAACTTTAGAGATGTTTTTAAAGCTCACAGGAGCAGATAAAACATCAAGAGGCTTAGATAAAGTTTCTAATTCATCAAAAAGATTAGATTCTAATGTTAAAAATAGTACTAAATCTAATGCTCAATTTGCAGCAGGAATGTCTGGTTTTGGTAAAGCAGCAGTAGCAGGTGCAGCTATATTTGCAGGTAGAGCTTTAGCAGATTTTGCTAGAGATTCTGTAATGGCAGCTAGTTCTGCTCAAGAAGCTGCAGGAGCTTTTGGAACTACTTTTGGAAAAGCTGCAGCTAATTTAACTAAAGAATTAGAAAAAAATGCTAATTTATTTGGTTTAACTACTTCAGAGGCACAACAATTAATAGGTGTATTTGGTGCTGTTGCACAGGGTATGGGTTTTACTCAAAGTGAATCTGCAGATCTATCATCAGAATTATTTACACTAGCAGGAGATATAGCATCATTTAATAACATCTCAGCAGGTGCAGAGCCTGTTCTTAGAGCATTCCAATCAGCAATAGTAGGAGAAAGAGAAGCTCTTAAGACTTATGGTATAGCTATTTCAGAAGCAGAAGTACAAACTAAAGCATTTGAGATGACAGGAAAATCATCAGCAGATGCACTTACAAGACAAGAAAAAGCCTTAGCAACTACAGAATTATTATTTGACAAAGCCTCTGTTCAGATTGGTAATGCAGAAAGAGAAGCAGAGGGCTTTGCTGCTCAAATGTTACAAACAAGAGCAAAAACTCAACAATTTAGGGAGGAATTGGGAGAACAATTATTACCTGCTGCTAGTAATTTATTAGGATTTTTTAATAATTTTATTGATACTGTTGCTCCTAATGTTGTTGGTGCATTTGAATTCATAAATGAGGGAGCAGGTAAATTTGGAGAACTTAATGATCAAATTTTTGAGGATGCAACAAATGCATTTGAAAAATATAATGATACTATTGCAACTAGAACTCCAGAAATTCTTACATATTTAGGATATTTACTTTCTGGACAGATGGCATATTATAAAAAAAATAAAGATGAGCTAGATGAAGTAACAGATGAAGTAGATAAATATTCAGATGCTATTGAGGAAAATTCAGATGTTGCTAATAAAAATAGTGTAACAATTTTCAATGCAATAGGATATTCAAGCAACTTTAATGATGTTTTGGCTTTGAAAAATAAGGCTTATGATTCTTTGAATAATAACTTAAAAAATAATAGAATACTCATAAATATTCTTAATCCAGAATACAAAAAATTTGGAAAAGTTATAGATAAAGAAGTGCTACCTTTTGCTGAAAAATTAGCAGGAGTTTTAGGTATAAGTAATCAACAAATTAAAGATTTAACAGACTTACAAAAAGATAGAGATGAAACTCAAAAAGATCTAAACAGAGCTCTGGAGGAGGAGGGTTTATTAACTGCTCAAGAAGCACTTAGAAAGAAAGAATTACAGCAACAAATTGCAGAACTAAACTTTTTTCAAGGACAGGGTAAAGATGTTACAGAGGAACTTGCTGTAGCTCAAGAGGAACTAAAATTAATTGAATTAGCATTAACAAGAGAATCAGATCAATTAACTGAAGCTAGAAAAAGAGCTACAGAAGCTCAAGAGAAACTAGATGAGGCTACAGGAGAGGGTACTTCAGCAGTAGAGGAACAGTTAGATGCAGTTAATAATTTACAACAAGTAATGGATTTATTTTCAACAGAGAACTTCAGAGATGAGTTATTAGATGCAGCAAAAAAATTAAATTTTGACTGGAAAAATGCTTTGGATGATGCATTAAGTGCTTATGTAACTTTTAGACAACAAGTTACAGGAAAAACTTTAGCAACAGAAGTAGATGAATTTTTGATGGGCTTAGATGCACAGGGATTGTTAGTAGGTGGATTTACTCCATCATCATTAGCAGATCCTGTAGAAACTCCTGCAGATTTATTAGCAGATCAATCTGGTATGAATGATAATAGTAATGCAGGTGGAGATACTAATCTTAATTTAACTGTAGAACTTGATAATGAAGCACTACAACAATTCAACATAAAACTTCAGCAACAGGGAAAAACTTTCTTGGTTAGCTAATGTCTGTTGCTTTTGATTCTAATGTTAATTTAATTTGTGAAATAGCTTTTGATAGCAATCCACTAGATGAAACACAGACTTTTACAGATGTATCTGCTTATCTTAGGAATTTTCAAACAAGCAGAGGTAGAATAAGCAACTTATCACAGTTTCAAACAGGTACTGCTATAGTTACTTTAGATAATAGAGATAATAGATTTTCTCCTAATCAAACAACACATTATTATGATTCATCTTTAGGCAGAACAAAAATACAGCCACTCAAAAGATTAAGAATTAGAGCTGTATATGATTCAACAACTTATGATTTATTTCATGGCTTTGTAGAGAGCTTTCCTGTACAGTATGCAGGGCAGGGCTATGATGCCTCTACAAAGATAAGAGTTGTTGATGCTTTTAAATTATTCTTTAATGCAACTTTAGATGGTGTTGGGTGGAGATTAGGTATATCTAAACTAGGTACTGCAACTAGACTATCACTTACTCAAGCACAAGAAAAAAGCTCTGTAAGGGTTAAAAACATACTTGATAGCTTTGGATATAGCAATCAGGCAATAAGTACAGGACAATTAGATGTTCAAACTCAGCCAGATACAGATGATCTCTTAACTGCTCTAAGAAAAGTAGAAACTGCTGAAAATGGTACATTTTTCATAGCTGCTAATGGTAATGCTACTTTTAGAGATAGAAACTTTAGATTAACCAATACAACAACTCCATCAGCTACTTTTGGACAAGGTGGAGGAGAATTACCTTATGTAGATATTATTTCTGCTTATGATGATAACAAGATTATTAATACAGTACAGAGAACAAGAACAGGTGGATCTACACAGATTGCTATTGATTCAGATTCTGTAGAGAGATTTGGAGCTCATGTTCTTACAGAAAGTGCAACTCTAAATGTTTCTGATGCTGATGCTCTATCTATTGCAGATCAAAAGGTAGTAGCTAACTCTATACCACAAACAACAGTAGAGAGCTTATCTTTTGCTCCTCAACAAAATGTGAATCTTTGGGAGAAAGCATTAGGATTAGATATAGGTAGTTTTGTAGAAGCTAAAGTTACAACTCCATCTAGCACAGTTGAAACTTATGATTTGTTTATTGAGAGAATAAAACATAAGGTAGATGCTAGAAACAAGACTTGGAATTGGCAGATAGGCTTATCTCCTGCTGAAACAGGGGCTTGGATTCTTGGAGTTAATAGGTTAGGAATTGACACAAACTTAAGTTATACTTAGATAAATTATAAGGAGATTTTTATATGGCAGCAGGTGGATGGTTTGATTGGAGTACAGGAGATCTGGTAACTGAGGCTAGATTTCAAGATATTCAAGATTCAATAGTCTTTATATTTGCAAGTGAAGCAGCTGCAAACTCTGCTTTAACCAATAAAGTAGAGGGAACTGTATTTTATGACACAGGAGCTAACTTACTTAAAGCATGGAGTGGATCTGCTTGGATTGGTGCAGAAGCAGGAGATATTGAGGGAGTTACTGCAGGAACTAACCTAAATGGTGGTGGTACTTCTGGAACAGTAACAGTTAATCTTGATTCAACAGTATCAAGTATTGCATTACAAGATTATTCAGAAGTTGATGTAGCAGTAACAAGTTCATCAGGAGTTGTAGCTATAGATATGAACAATGGAAACACAGGATCTATAACTCTTACAGAAAACATAACAGATATAGATTTTACTAATGTTCCTACTAATGGTGTTTCAACATTTACACTTCAAATAACACAACATGCCTCAAGTGCTAAAACAGTTGCAATTAATGCAGTAACTGTTAATGGTGGAGGTAATGTAACTGCAAAGACAGCAGGTGGAGCAGGATATACAGTTTCTGATGGTGCAAGTGCTATTGATCTAGTAACATTTTTGTTTTTAGATGCAGGTACTCCATTACTTAATGCACTACAGAATTTTAGTTAGGAGTAACTTATGCCATTAGGTGCAGCAAGATTTGGACTTCTTGGAGGAGTTGCAGATTTAGGTAAATTAGAACTATTACAAACACAAACAATATCTAGTGCAACTGCTAACTTTACTTCTTTAGATGTCAGCACTTATAATGTTCATCTTTTTACATTGTCAGATTTAGTTGTAACAACTCAGACAGAATTTGGATTAAGAGTTAGTGATGATGGAGGAAGCAGTTATGAAACATCTAACTACCAATTTGCTAATCAAAGAGGGTATGCAAGTGGCACTTTTGCTGAAAGAAAAAGCACATCACAGGGAAGTATAAGGCTAGGTGGAGATGTTACAACAGATACTAATTCTGTTTTTAATGGATATGTCTATATGTATAATGCAGGGGATAGTGGAAAATTTACATTTTTTACAAGCCACAATACTTTTACTCAAGGATCAACATATACAATGGAGTTTGGAAGTGGTGTTTATGCAGTTGCTAGTACAATAAATGCAATACAATTTGGAGAGGGTATTTTAAGTGCTTTTAGTTCTGGAACAATATCAGCTTATGGAATTGCAGAAAGTTAGATTATGGCAGTAGGTAATTTAGAATTTATAAAATCTGCTAGTGGAACTTCTGTTAGTTCATTAGATGTTACTGATTGTTTTAGTGCAAATTATGATGTGTATTATATAACAATAACAAAATCAGATACTGCAAATACAGATTACACTTATGGCAGAATAATTAATTCTAGTGGTTTAGATAGTGGTAGTAACTATAGTTATGCTTATTTACAGATGACTTCTGCAAGTAGTTATGCTGAAGGTAAGTCAGCTTCTACTACTACTATGACAGCACTTAGTTTTCAATCAACAGGTACTGCTGATGGTATTGGACATAGTTTCTACTGTTTCAATCCTTATGACAGTTCTAGCTATACATTTTTTACAAGTCAATCAGCAGGTTTTTATGCAGGTGCTGGTTTATATGGTTTTAAAGGTATTTATGTTCATAAGGTGGCAGAACAAGTAACAGGTTTGCATTTTAATAGGACAGGTAATTTTGACACAATAACAGTTAATGTATATGGAGTTAAATAATGGCAGGTAGCTTAATAAAAATAGATGAGTTTACAATATCAAGTGCAGTTGCAAGTGTAACTCTTGGTGGTGGAAGTAGTGGTAGTAGTGGGTTAAATGTTTCTATTGATAGCACTTATGATGTGTATATGGTAAAAGCAAATGATGTTAGACCAGATACAGATAGTGCAGATTTAGCATATAGATTTACTGTTAGTGGAACTGCTGATAGTTCAGGTAATTATGATAGTGCTTATAAAATTTTTAGAACTGATACAACATATAACAACACAGGTATAACAAATGCAAACCTTATATCAGAGCTGAGAGGTGGAACAGGAACAGGAGAGGCAACACAATTTGTACATTATTTATTTAACTTTAATAATGCAAGTGAATATAGTTTTGTAACTATTGAAAGCACAGGTTTTGACAATGCACCAATACTTGCAGGATTTCAAGGTGGTGCAGTTTTAACAGTTGCACAGGCTTGTGATGGATATAATATATTTTATCAAACAGGAAATATAGCTAGTGGAACTTTCACATTATATGGTTTAAAGAAATAAGTATAAGAAATATATAGTAAGATAGGAGAGATATGGCAACATTAGAGGAATTAACAACAGAAGCTACAGCAGAAATTGAAGCTGCTAAACCTTTATATAAGCAAGTTAATAATGAAAGACTTGAATTTACTGATGATGATTATGCACAAGCAGTTACTGATTTAGCTAATTCTAAATGGCAAGAACAAGAGTTTGGTTATATAAAAGCTAGACAAGAGGCTTATCCTAGTTATGGAGATCAATTAGATTACATTTACCATAATGGCTTAGAGGCTTGGAAAACAGATATTATACAACCAATTAAAGAAGCTCATCCTAAACCAGAATCTCCATAAATTTGTCTTAGTATTTAACTATCCTAGACTTATAGGAGGTTGAATAATGAAATCATTAACTCAATACTCAGAACAGCAGGGCAAAAGACCAACAGGACAATTTGCTGCAACTAGATTTATCTTAGATAATCCAGAAGCAAAAGCAATATTCCTTAAAGTGGCACAGGAAGCTGAAAAAGAGTATTTATCTGATACCATAGCTGCACAATATCTAGTAGATCATTATAAGCAGTTTGAACATCTCAATTACAACACAGTAAGGAGATACTTTAAGGATTATAGAGATGGCAGAATCAAATAATCTAAAAAAGTTTGCAGAAACTGTACAGGATAGAGATCCTAGAAAATCTAAAAAGAAAATAGAACATCCTAAAGGTTTTAATCCTAGTGTATCTTATTCACAGCAAACTAAATCTGGAGAAATAGTATCTGAGCCTCAAAAAGAAAACAAAATAGATTGGAAAGAGCAATTAGAAAGCTATTTTGGGGCAGATGCAAAGAATTATAGAGTTTTAGAGGACACAGCAGAGATTAGATTCTGGGATATGGCAGGTAATCCTCCACAGAGATTATATTACTTTAAAGCAAAGATTGTATCTAATAAGGCTTATATGCCTGATGATGATTTTAAGAATCTGCTAAATCAAGCTAAAAAAAAGAAGCCAACATCTAGTAAAAAGCCAACAAAGAATAGTAAAACATTTTGTATAGCTTTATCTGATTGGCAAATAGGTAAAGAGGGAACAGAACAAACAATAGAAAGATGGATGGATTCTATTCCTAAGATAAAAGAACAAATCAAAACATTAAGAAAATCAGAAACTATAGATCAGCTTTTTATTGCAGGGTTAGGAGATATTGTTGAGGGTTGCACAGGCTTTTATGCCCAACAAGAATTT